CAGGGGCCGCACCCATTTGTTCTGGAGTTGGCTGCGAGGCAGGAACGGGGGCCATACCTGCTGCTGGAACTTGTTCGCCCATTGGCATTTCTGGTTGTGGCTCTGGCATAAATACCTTCTCCACAATGCTCTCTAGTGCTAAACCTTTTTGGCGACCTTTGATAACTTCAGCGATTCGGGAAACAATCTGAGAAGGATCTTGGCCTTGTGCAGCAAGCGCTGGGATAGCCTGGGCGTACTGAGCAACAGCAACACGGAGAGAATCACGCATCTCTTCAATGTCCACACGTTGTTCTTCTTGAGTAACATTCAACTCCATCGGGATTTCACGACGTACATAGTCACGTGATACAAGTTTGTCGGAGCGCATCTGTAGCAAAGCGATGATGGCATTGTTTGGATTCATACCAGACATAATGCCGTAGCGAACATCTACTCCGTATTCACCAGCAATCTGCTTGCTCGGTACGTACTTCATATTGAATGGAGTACCGTCGTCAACACCTTTGATTTCTTTGGTGATGTTTCCGAAAATCTTCTCGTCTACTTCAAAGCAGAGAGATACAAGTTCAGTAAACAGGCGAGCAAACTGTGCTTGCGCTGCACGTACTTGTGTATCAAAGCCAGCCTGGAGTGCTTGAACTCCGCGACCTGTGATGATAGAAGCATCGATATTACCTGAGCGTACTTCTGGGTAGCGAGAGCCTAGACGTAGTTCTCGTTCTAGAACGCTGGACTCTGTGAATACTCCAGGTGGAAGTTCTAGCGGTACACGGCGAATTGCTTGGGGATTAGCAGAACGCATAATGGAGTCAGGGCCAAGTGCGAGTTCTTGGACATCTTGCGGGATAGCAATCGGTGCTTGAATCGATTTCTCTGCTGCTTGAATCTGTAACACAGCAAAGCGAGCACGTGCAAGTTGTACCGCTAGAACATCATCGAACTGACCACGTGCTTCGCCATCAAGAGATGAGCGAACGGCTACACGAGCCATACACTTACCAACAGGGTTAGGAATGTTGGAAAGAATAAGATTATTGCGCTCAGGGATAAAGATAAGATCTTGGTCTTTGTCGTGGTAGCGAACCAAAGAGATTGCTTGTGCGCCAGATGCCAATGGTTGACGTGGCTGAATCTGTGAAGCAAACTCTGGATACTGAGCCGAGAGGCTCTCAGAGTCGCTTAGGACAATCTGTGTCAAAGATACGCAGCGTCCAAATCTGTCAATCTCTGGATAGACTCCGAATGGATTGAGTAGGCGGATACGAGGATTGTTATTCTCATAATCCATCTCCACCATTGCTGGGAGCATTCCGTAGGTATTGAACCAGTCAGCACCGTTGTACATTTGAATCTGTAGTTCAGAACCTGAGACGTAATAGTTAGCAATGCGGGTTCTGGTATCTGCAGCCTTACGTGCTGAGTCTGACACCATATTGGTAGCAGCGCAGTTGAAGGATGGCAGTGGTGCCATTACCTCTGCTAGGTCACGTGCGGCTACATCGACAAAGTTAGCAACAAGAGGCTTGGGGTAATCTTCTGAGAACATAGCAGGATAGACCTTGCTGATGTCTCCTTGACGTACCGATAGCACGTCGCGCATACGCTGATCGCGTGGTGCGTACTTCGTTTGAAGTCGCGCAACCTTAGCGATTACCTCTTTGACTGATAGCACGTGGTTCTCCTAGATGAACTGTCTGTCTTTTTCAGCAAGCAGTTCATCGATGTTGATGACTTTACGCTTACCTTTTTCATAACGTGATAAGAATGGATTCTTCATATGATGAGTAGTGTGGATACCTTGGTTGAGCCACTCACGTACTTTGATTTCGCAGAACCAGAGAGCCATCACCATATCGGTCTTACCCTTAGTGGTAGGTGACCAAGTAATAAGTTGTTCTATCAGAGCCTTGATATTCTCTGTCTGGTCAGAGGGTAGGTGCATCAGATTATCTCTATGATGTTTACCGTCTGCCTGCTTAGTTCCAAAGAGGGTGGACATAGATGCCACACCGAAACCTGCATCCCACTTGTTGTTACCAGTGTGGTGCTCTCTTAGGATAGTTCCTTTGGATGCAAGGAATTGCCTAATTCCCTCATCTTGCGTGAGAAAAGATTGAAAGGCATTGCGCTCGACGATCCATTCCGCAGGTGCATATACGTTAGTCCAATCGACAATGAGTTGTCGGATTTGTGCAGGCGTAGGACGCGTAATCTTGATAGCGTCCACAATGTAACGCTTATGAGATGTCCTATCAACCGCATAACAGATTGCCGCTGTGTCTCCGACCATTGCTGGGTCAAGTCCACAAACAAAACTGAAACCGTTGAGGTCTTTGGGATGACCTGGACTGCCAGGCACCAATCGACCTGCTTTTCGCATTCCATCAATGGAACCTTTCACACAGACTGGATCAAAGATGGCATCATCTGAAATATCTTGTTGTTGGTAAATCAAAGCCCAGGTAGAGGCATCCATAGCCTGACGTTCAGCATAGAGGTGCTTACCGTTCCAGCGAGGGTATAAACCCTCTTCTGTCTTCTGGTCTTCACCTTGTCCATCAAAGGGCATATCTGAATAGGGCCACAAGGTAACCCACTTGTTGGGATCTTCGTGTGTCTCCAGCAAGGCTGGCATTGCTAGGTATGTCCAGGGTACTAGGCCACCTGGGTATCTATCTTGAGAACGTAATTCTTTATAGAGGTCTACTGCTGAGACGCGGGTACCTACCACCACCAGTTTACCTGTGGGGTTCAGACGTGATCTCACATCCTGGGTAAGCCACTTGATCTGTCGTTCAAAGTCATTAGCGTTGGATAGAGTCACAGCGTCATCAATAATGATCATATCGGCACGCTTACCGTAGATCTGACCGCCGATACCGACAGCCTCTAGGTTAGGGTCTTTCTCTGAGGATTCCCTGAGTTCATCACCGAAGGTGACGCGGGTAGCCTGCCAGGATGCTGTCTTAGTATTGAACCCAACCCCAGCGGCGTAGGCCTGCTGTAGTTCTTCGTACATTGGATGCGTTAGTCGCTGCTTTATAGCATAAAGGAAGTCAGCCGCTAAACGCTGGGTTTGGGAAACTATGAGAACTCTAAAGTTCGGGTTATTAACAATCTTGTAGGTGACATAATCCACCGTCACCGTCATTGACTTTGCGTGATTCGGTGGGATGTTCAAAAGGATGCGGTTATCGCCGATGCCCTTTTCATACTTCATAGAGGGATGGAGCCACGATGGGTCCCTACCCTCAATCACATCTATCAGATTCTTTTGGTGGGGGAAAGTCTTGGACTTGAGGTACTTCTCGCGCCAGGTGACGAAATCTAGGCCAAGGGCCGCAGTATCCGCAAAGTTCTTCTCGATGGATCCTAAGCGGGTTCTATCTGCTAGGCTGCGAAAAGCATCATCAGACTTACGATAGTACTCATAGGACTTGATGGATTTGCCAGCCAATTTACAGGCTTCTTCCACAGTCATACCCTCAGCCATACATTGGAGGATTACCCTCTTTGCTCTGTCTGACTCTTTGGTCTTGTTGGGCGTGACTGTCATTAGATCCTTTGATGGATGGATTACTCCCCACTAAAAGTGGTGCCTAGCACCACATAGCGGGGCTTGAGCGCCCCGAAGCGACCTTAGGAGCAAGGGGGTAAGTTGGTAACCGTTACCAGGCGCGTAGCGCGAGCGTAGCGCCACTGTTGGTCGCAAATGCTAGGGCTGTTCCGCATTTGCTCCCTACTATACTTAAGGCAGGAAAAATATCGCATTTCTCTATTAAGTGACGAAAGTCACCTTATTCGCGGCATTTATCTGTACAAATCGGACATATCGCCCCCAATTTAGGCGAGATATTTAGTTGGGGAGTACAGCACACACCCGCCCGTTTTTTAGCACTACGGGGTCCGTTTTTTCCGTATTGTCCGATCTGTCCGCCTTGTCCGACCTGTCCGTTTTGACCGATATGCCTTGAAAGACAGGAGGGCTTGCTACCCACTCGGCACCCTGCGCCCCTGCCAATAATAAATCCGATTCAAGACCGACAGACCTAACCCTCAACCTCTACCTCAGCCTTACAGATAGTTGAAGATTCAACTAATATAATTACGCAACAAGAGTGTTGCTAAATAGAACAACTGTTCGAGTGATTACCCTCAAAAGGTTTGACCAGACATAACCGCTTTACGGCTTGACGGATAGAACACCCTCTTATATCTTTCTCCTTATCGGCAACACCGCCGAATGAACCGAAAAGGGGCAAAGAATGACACGCAAAGACTATGAACTACTGGCAGAGACTATCGCCACCGCTTGGTGGTATTCAACCGATTACCAAGACTCTTTCGTTACGGCTCTCGCCGATAGATTAGAAGACGAAAACCCACGATTTGACCGCGCCCGCTTTCGTAAGGCTTGCGGTCTAGGAGGTCTCAACTAATGAGCAAATTATATGTTACGAATCAAAACGGCGATTGGTGGACGATTGACACCGAAACGGGCGAGGGAATGACCCTCTTCGTTATCTCCGAAGCAGACCTAGCCCGCGCCGTAGCAGAAGAGAACCCCGAACTACCAGAGATTGACCTCGCCGACACCGACAAATTAGAGAGGGCGATTACTAGACACGGCGAAGCAATAGACCTAGAACTCTAGCGTCTGCCTATCGCTCACCCTCACGGGTGGGCGGTGGGGAGGTTCTAGCCGAATGAGCGAACCCCGAAAGGATAAGAGATGAACACGAAAGACATCGCCGTAGATTTACACGAGACGGACGGCTTCACCCTCTCCGCCATTATCGGAGGGTATCTCGTTCAACATCGCTACATCGGCGAGAACATCAAGGCGGCAAAGCGCGATTTCATCGCCCGAATCAAGGAAAGGGAAAACGCATAATGAGCGAGAAGACGGCTTACACGATACTAAGCGGAGAGAGTTACGAGGTAATGGCTACAAGCGCAGAGGAGGCTCTCGCTAAGTTCTTTGTGGCTTATGGACACACAAGCGCGGAAGACTATGAAGGCGAAGGTTTTGACCTAGAGAACGCCGAAGATGATGTTACCGAATCCGAAACCCTCACGGAGGTAATCTAATGAACTTGATCGAACAGAAGCGCGAACTGTGGGCAGGGATAGCAAAGGCGAACGGGTGGCATAGTGAGCCATTCTTTGTTCAAGTGTGGATAGATGAGGAGGGGGAAATTGTGGATAGCGTCTCGTTCGCAGGGCTAGACCGCGACATAATTGAACGCGCCTAATGCTTGCCTTTCCCACTAGGTTAGACTAGCCTAGTGGGGAGGGGAGGTCTTAGAGTAAGACCCCACGAAAGGATAAGAGAATGGAAACAGTAACAAGTTACGCTGAACAATTCGCTAATGATTGGCTATTAGTGGCGGAGAATGATTACGACACCTATCGCTCACTACTAGAGCAGGAGGGCGAGGAGGTAGCCACTATCTCCGACAACTTGCGGGAGGAGTGGGAGACACTAACCGCGCAAGTCGTGGAATTGGTAGAGGAGAAGATTAGCGACACCGCTTCCCTCTTTATTGCTCAAATACTACAAGGGCAGGGCTCATACCCCTTTGACCTTATCGCCCGCCGTGTCCTTGAATTGAAGGCGGAGGTGGCTCGTGTTTGAGGTTTCTACTAATTGGACTAACGGGCTAGGGCAAGTGCTGGTCTATTGCCTAGCGATAGGGCTAGGGCTTTACCTAATGAGCAAGATAGGAAGAGAGGGCAAGAGATGAAGGTGGCGAACTTACTAGGTGGAAACGCCTACAAAGAGGCAATAGAGGGCTGGTCGAAGGTGGAAGATCGCGTAAGACTAGGGCAGAAGATACGCATAGAGCGCGAGGGCTTGCCGATAAAGACGGGCTACGCCTACAAGGAAGAGGGCGCGTGGCTAGGTATCCGCTACGCGTGGCGCAGTATGCGTTGGTGGAGTCTACTCAACTACAACAACCCACTTACAAAGTTAGAGGCGCAAGAGTTAGACGGCGAGGGCAAAGCCTATTGGGTAACACTATGGGAGAGAGGGCAAGAGATGAGCGATATCTGCCTAGTGTGCGGGGAGGATTACCCACCTAACGGAATAGTGATGTGTGATGACTGCGGTATGGATAAAGACATAGAACAACAACAAGAGAGAGAGGGCGAGTAATGAGTGAGGTACAGAAGGTTCAATTCTGGACTAAGGTCTTCGGAGTAATGGAAGAGCCACGAGTGATGACCTTTGGGCTAATCCCTGAAGGGTGGGAGGGTGAGTTAGAAAATCACCCAGAGGACGATCAAGTTTTCTTCTGGTGTGATGAAGAGGAGTTCAAGAGTCTAGGTGCTGGCGAGATTATCGGCGGAGACATTGAATTAGTGGCTTGTGCTTGTGATGAGTGCGAGAGCGAGAGATACGCTGATGATTGGGTAGAGGTGTTCAAATGAGCAAGTGTGGAGTCTGTGGCTGGTCTTTCTCAGATCGAACGCTGATGAAGCACGCTGAGACCCCTTGCGGGGAGGAGAGCGAGAAGGCGGGGCGTATGCCTTATGCCCCTGAAATAGATGACCTAATCAAGATAGAGGAGGAAAGTAATGACCGAGTTTGATTTTGTAGGCTCAACAGTAATCTGCCAAGCCTGCCGAAAAGAGTTTGAGTTACAAGAGAACGATCTATTTAGGTGCGAGGAGTGCGTACCAAAGGAGGAAAGCAAGTGATAACTAAACCTGAGAGCGTGGCAGATAAAGTATTGGAACTGCGTGAAGTGGCAGAGAAAATGATGAGGCAGGACACACCTTACTGCTTAGAGATTCACGCATTAGCGGTGGATATTATTGAAGGACTAAACCTAAAGGAGGAGGCACTATGAATAATCTCATCAAAGAGGCGTTAGAAATTGCCATCAGTAACTGGGAGTACGACGGAGAATACGACAAAGTAAGCGAGGCAGTAACACTAATCAAGGAGGCAGAAGGAAATGAATAAAGGATACTATCAAGCAAAGGCAGACCTATGTCAGAAGTTAGCAGTCGAGGCTATGACAGAGGGAGACAGCAAGACAGCAGGAGATAACCTGATCCGTATGGTGAATGCCTTGAACCAGATCAACCTAATCAATTACAAAGAGGAGAAAGACAATGCCTAAGTATAAAGTTAGATACACAATGGAAAGTTGGTACGAGGTGGAAATCGAGGCTGACGATAGACAAGATGCGCGAGCAAAGTTTGACGCGTTTGATTATCACGACAATAGTAAAGAGATAGGTAGTGAATTACAGGACTCTGTAATTGTGGAGGAGGTCAAATGAAACTCATCAATTTCTACGAGGTTATGAACTACAAAGGGGACATTGAGTGGGGAGGGGCGAGCGCGAGCGAGGCTATCAAGTGGTTCCGCAAGGGCTTCAACAACTCTATATTCGTATCAGTATGGAACGAGGAGGACATTGAAGAGCCAGTCCTCGTCACCGATAAGATAGAAGTCACTAACCTACTGCTTTCCTTGCTGGTGAGTGAGAGGGAAGAGTATTACCCCAAGCCCAAGAAAGAGTGGGCGCGATGATATTCTTAGGCGTAGTAATCGTGACCATTATTGCCTACCTGCTCATAGTATGGGAGGATAGGCTCAATGAATCAGATCGTTAGGCGCAAAGAGTCAGCCGAGAGGCGAGCCGTACGAGTCCGTAACTACCAGAGGGCGAGGGCGAGAGCGTTTGTGCGCCTACGCAAGGCATACCCCGACCAATACAGAGAGTTTCTGGAACAGGAGAAGGCTAAAGATGAGGCTAATGGAAAGGCGTGGCTGGATATTGCTGGCACTACCGCTAATGACTCTAGTGTTTCTCTTTCTACACACAGACAAGACCTACCACCTAGACCCACGCAAACCAACAGAGATGAGCAGGACGAAGGCAACGTGGGAGGAGAAGAATGAGAACAGAAAACTGGCAAAGCAATTCGCGTGGGTTGCGTTTGGTTGGAGAGGACGAGAGTGGCTCTGCCTCCACGATCTTTGGACCCGTGAGAGCAGGTTTGACCACTTCGCACAGAACCCACGATCAAGTGCTTTCGGAATTGCTCAACTCCTTGGAGAGAGAAGTCGAGAGCCTGAACTCCAAATACTGCGAGGCTTACGTTACATTGGTGAGCGTTATGGAACACCTTGTAAGGCTTACAGGTTTGCTCTCAAGCACAAACACTACTAAGATAGAGAACTACTAACTCGTTCCTTATCCTTTCGAGTCAGTAGTATAGAAGCCCTTGCCCTTGAAAGATATGGCAGGGGCTTCATACTTTCTATTGACAGTTGATCCACACTTAGGACAGTCATACTCCACTTCAACATCGTGAATGGATCTGAGAATGAGGATGACGTTACCACAGGCAGGACATTCGTATTCGTACTTCATACTTCTAGTAACTCCACAGGTACGCGCCAGCCGTCAATAGAAGGATCGGCAAACTGCTCTATCATATATTCGTCAGCCTGAAACTTGCCATAGATTTCAACGAGTGAGAAGTACTCATCATCAAGCACCTTCGCACCTACAACTGTGCGTCCAGCATCCTTCTTCCAGAATGGGATAGCACTCTGCGTTCTGATAGTGCGTACCTCAAGGTCACCCACGTCAGAGATATTCTTACGAGCCTTGTGTAATTCATTAGGATACCAAGGCATATTCCAAGCGAGGTTGTAGTGGCGAGCGACTGCCCACTCTGCTACGTTCGCTCTGATATTGGCGAGGATCTCAGGTTCTAACTTACCGAACCTTTTACCAGCAGCGTAGTTTGGTCTATCTTCAGACCCGAACTTGACTAGCCAACGTTCAACAGCGACGAGAGTACAAACTCTCACCTCTGCTTGGGAAAGTTGTATGACTATTGCCAAGGGCTTTCGCCTCCTATATGGTTTTGTAATTTGCGTAGTGCTTGGTTGCACTTACGATCAGCAGTAGAGATAGCACACTCTAAGTACTCAGAGATGAGTTGAAGAGTGAGGTTGTCGTGGAATCGAAGGCGAAGTATCTCTTGGTCTGCCTTCTCTAATTTCTCATAGGCTTTCTTGATATCTACCAGCGTAGCCAATAGGTTGCCACCTTCAGCAGGGGCAGAGGGCTTACGAGGTGTGCCATCATTGACAAGGATTTGGCTTTGTTCTAGTGAAGTATTGTTGATAGCACTCTTGATAACAAAGGGTAGTAGTTGAGAGATAGTAACTGTGTCATAGTACGCCTCATCGTTGAGATGATAGCCAGACCTAGCGGCCTTCTCCTTACGAGCATAACGCTCTAGGTGTCTGCGTATCTGCCACGCTACCTTCTTCTCGTTCCATTTACGCTGAACCTCAGACTCATCACTAAGCATTTGGTTGAAGTGGTCAGCGCGTGAGAGAACAAAAGCCCACGCCTCTTGTAACAAGTCAGCCTTCTCTGTGTGCGCTCTGAACCTGCGGTGGATACTAGCAACCACCGAAGGAACTAGATCATCAAGGGTTGGATGTAGTTGATTGGTCATTGGCTCTCTTATTCATCTCTTCTACGTATCGGTCAGCCTTTTCACGTTTCTTTCTAGCAATTTCTTTACGGCGTTGGTCAGCCTTGTACCAAGAATACTTCTCAGTCATTAGGTAACTCAGGCCAAGTCTTGTCTAGTACCATCATTGCGATAGCAGAATAGTTGAGCAGATCTAAGAAGGAATCTCTGAGGCTTTCGTTGCTGGGAGATACGTCGCTATCAATGAGGTTATTGATGCGAGCCACTTTGTCCCACATACGCACGCGGAGTCCGTTGAGTGGGCCACCTGGAGAGTGAGCGATGTTCTTCGGGCCGTAATCGTGATGCTTGCGGATGAGCAGATTTCCTGCGGTATCAAGTATTCGCCAGACATCTCTGATGAACTCATCATCTATCTTCTTGCGGGCATCGGCTGACAGGTTATCGTCCCAGCCTTGTAATCTATCGAAAGGATTATCATCCCCATATCCATCAATAATCTTGCTGCCTCTTGCAACTCTTTCTTGCTCACTCACTTGACTCCTCCTACTAGGTTGGCTGTTGCTTCTTTCCCATTTGCCAGGTAGAAGTCTGTTATGTCCATACCTGGTGGTAA